AATTAAACGCTATATTTCACGATGCAATCCTGGAGTTTGCAGAAGCAGAGTTATGGAGGACAGCAAACCAACCTGATCGGATGAATACTGCTTTAACCAGGGGATATGAATACTTGGCAAAATACAACCAGAATCCAGCTACAGGAGTGATTGGAGAAGGGATTCCTTTTGACTATTCCAGTAGTAATGCTTTGATTGATCCAATTTATCCTAACTATCCAGTCGGTTAATGGCAAATTTTATTGATATAAAAGATTTTGATGGAGCATTAACCAATGCAGACCTGGAAGATTTACCAGATAATGTAGCCCAGGAGATTAAGAACCTCAAGATTGAAGCAGGAAGGTTAAAGAAAACTTTTGGTGCAGGAACACCATCAGGAACGCCAACAATAGGCTTATCCTTTGTAAATACCACAACAGGTAAGACTTATACTGTCTACAATGTATACACCTTTATTTCGGATAAATTTTCAGGAAACTCAAATGATGCTGGTGATGGCTATAGATACATACTCGTAACCATTAATGAAGATAAGAAAGTCAAATTATGGTGGTATGATCCTTCTTTGCCTGATGTAGACGATCATTTACAAGTAGAAAACAATATTATGTGGTTTAAAACCGAATCTGCTCATGGATTTGTAGAAGATGATTATGTTTTGGTGCAGGAGTGTAAAAATAACGCTTCGCCACAAGCAAGTATTACAGGTGCTGGGGTATATGAAAGAGCAGATCATATTCCTTCTACAACTAAAATTGGAGTGAATACCGATAATGCCAGAGCATGGGGAGGTGGTAATTTTTTTGAAACCACATTAATAGGAGGAGCAAGTACCAAAGATTGGGGAGGTAAACACGCTACTCATGTTCTTGTTGATGATAATGTGGATTTCGATAATACAGATTGGGGTTCGGTGCAGAAAATAGCGATTGCTCCTATGTCTTCTTCGATTGGAAGGGTGTTGTCTATAGCACAAAAGGGGACAGAATTGGCGTATTGCTCTACAGATTCTGATTATAAAGATTTAAGTGCAACCAATTACAATGCTTATAAAGCAAAATCAAACTTTGCTATTTGTGGATTAATAGGGTTTAACGAAGGTATCTATGTTCATTTTACCTATACTGACAGTGGAAGTCATAATAAATTGGTGAAATATACTTGTAGTTCAAGTGGTAGTGTATCGGAAGGAACTCCTATTACGCTTTCTACCAGTGCTTTATCGTCAGAATCGATTATGACCATAGCTAATGGCAATTTATACTTTATTGCAAAAGGTTTAAATATTTTATACAAATTAACAACTTCAGATAGTGCATCTGTTATAGCAACTTCAGGGATTACATTAGCAAACGCTAAAGGTATTACTTCTATTGATCAAACAAATAATTTAAATGCAGATGGAACTTCCAGTGTTTCAGAAGTTAATCACGAATATTTAACCATTGTCACTGAAGATGGTAGTAATAATATTAATCATTATACATTAGATATACTTTCAGGTGGTACTTCTTGGACAACTTGGGGCACAACTATAACTGGAGAGGTTTTTGGATTAACAAAAATGGATTTTGGAGAAAACAGTAATAAATCAGAATCTTTGGTGTTGTGGTATACAAGATCAGGAGATACATACTTGTTTTATTCTACTCATAATAGTACGACAATAATTAATGATATTAGCACAAGTGTCGATAGTACAAAATTTGGTACTGGTGCTAATATTGCTTTTATTGATAAGGCTTATAACATCCCTTCAGGAGTTAAATATTTAATTGTAGGAACAGATAATGTAGGCAGTCCTGCAAGTTCAGGTATTCTGTACCGAGTGAGTAGTAGCAGAGGGGTTGAAGAAATGTGTAATCCAGGGACACTAACAGGGAAAACCAACTGGAATCCTACTTGCTTTGCTGATTGTGTGACCCCACAAAACTTTTTTACCCATGCAAAAGCGTGGATTGGTGTCTATGGAACGGAAGCACAAGATGAAACTGGTGGGGATAGTGCTGATGTATACAAAATGTCCGACATTGGTTGGTATGCAAACACCTGGAATGGGTCAGGGGATTGCGATTACAGATGGATTGACTTGGAAAGCGTATACAGTATATCTGAAGTAGATACCGGCAACACTACAACAACGCCAACTATATACCATAACAATGATAGAAACCCTGTAATTCCTTCAGGGGACACTATACGATTCGTACCAGGAGCAGTAGGGAAAATATCCAATACGGAAACCAAAGGAATCTGGCTTGGATATATTAATAGATCATTATTAAATAATACAGTTTCAGCATCCCCAAGCTGGTATCTATATGCAAACAAATTAAACAATCCTTTTACCTTTACAGGAACCAAACTGTACAATACAGGAGAGTCTATTCGACCTGGAAACAGTGTCAAATACAATTTAACAGCAGTTTACGATGGTGTTCAGGAGTCTTTATTTGATAAAGATAAAGAACTTATAATGTCCGACACAAACATTAATAATAATATTATTGAATTAAGTATCGAATTTGATGCCAATGCATTAAACAAGCGAATAACAGGAATTAATATTTACCGAGCAACCGAATTTTCACAAACAACATCATTTGATGGGTATAGTAACTATCAAATGATTGGACATATGACTTTTGTAGACTCACAAACAGCAATCCCTACGACAACCAGTGATACAGTAGCCAGGCTTCACATTTGGCGTAAAGATATGGTATTTATTAAAAGCACAGATGATTTAACCAGTTATGATGGGGAAACTGCTGGGATTAATGAATATGCTTTAAGTGTAGATGGTGGATGGGATGGAATCGATGCAATGACTGAATGGTCAGGTCCAGGAACTGATACAAGTACAAACTTATCATTTCGATTTCTTGTATTCCACTCAAAAATGGTGAGAGCAATGAACTCCACACAAGAATTTATGATTGTATCTGCTTTGCAAAAAGACAACCTATTAGGCAATAATGATAAATGTCAAATAGAAGATGAAGCGGTTATTATTGATGGAAGTGGAGTCTCCTCTACAGATGAACAAACAGGATTTACTGCAACAGTATCAGCAGGATTAGAAGCCCAGACCTTTACGATGAGCAGTGCCCCAGAAGGATATTTTGTGGCAGGAGATCATATCAAAACAACAAGCATTGGAACCACGACCCATTGGGTAGTCAATACTGTGAGTTCTGGTGGAGGAGTAACCTTAACTGCAACAGTAGCTGACGGGGGAACCTACAGTGGACCTGCTGGTAACATACGAATGAAGCAACCAGTAAGTGGAGTTATGGTTGGTATTTCACGAGGTCAATTACCCTTATCGCATGACTCTGATCCTTCACCTTCGGTGCTTACAACTGCTACTACTCATGCCATAAATAGCTATCTTTATATACGATCAAATAGTTTACCCAGATCGTATTCAAAGGCAAATTTAGATAGTAATGCCAGTATGAATGATAGTTACCTGGATAACAATTCGATGGTAGGTAGTGATTGGAAAATTGAACAAAGAAGTTGGGGGCAATATTCTGCTGTAAAAGAAGGAACCAGTGGGGGGGCTTATGGTGGTCCCAGAATTGGATTCTTGTATTTCCCGAATCCTGATGACATTACGGGTACACTTGGAACCGATACCACAGGAAATGAGTTAACAGTAGGATCATTGGCAGGATCTATACTGGTTTGCCCAGGGGATATTTCTTTTGAAATAGAAAATAATAGTGCCTATCAATCGACATTAGGTGGCTGTTGGGTACGATTACATAAAGATCACAATACATTTGGAGTAGACAGCGATGCAAATGATGAAAGTGACGAAGGGCATTTTAAAGAAAATGTTCAGGTAATAAGTGGATTTAGAAGAACCGATGCTCAAGGATCTACTACACCAGGAATGGGATTTGAGGTTGTATCTGGCACAACTGTTAAAATAGTATGTCAGGATTTTCGATTGGAGGATTTAGGGGAAGCAAATATACAAACAGTGTATTCCAATAGAGTAAATGGTCAATTTGCTGTCAAACTAAAGGGTAGAATGTTTTTGGGCAATTTAATATTAAACCCAGAAGATAAACAGGAAGAGCATGAAGATTGGATTGGCTATAGTGAATTAAATCAATATGACAATAGACCTGTATCTAATGTAATAACCCTGGATGATAGGGAAGGTGGTGCAGTATCAGGATTAGCTGTTTTATTTGGTAGGCTTATTGTGTTTAAACCACAGGCAATATTTATACTTAATGTTACTGATCCTGCTAATCCAAATACCTGGAATGTGACAGAATCTAAGCATAGCGTTGGGAACATTGCTCCAGAGGGTGTAGTAGAAGTACATGATAGTGTATACTTTGTATTTCACGATGGTATTTATGCAGTGACTTCTAATATGGTTGCAGACTCTACAGCAACGCCAAGCGTTATGGAAAAAATCACATTACCTATTGAAGACCAGTTTAATTCTGCAAACAGTAAAAAAGATATTAAAGGTATTTACAATCAAAAAGATTCTGAAATTTTATACACCTGGCAAACAGGTAGCCCAGCATCCCAGATTGTATGGGCATATCATGTTGTATTAAAAACCTGGAGAAAAGTTGATACTTCTACCAACCTGGATATACTTGCATATGGTGAAAACAGCTATCCTATTGCCTGGGATAATACGGATACCGATGTAAAGAAATTTGATGTAGACGAAGCAGTAGGAACAGCCTGGAAATCCAAAAAGTTTAGATTAGACCTGGATAACAAACGATTATTACGCTACGGAATGGTTCAGTTTACAGGTACTGATACATTAACTGTAAATATTTATCTGGATGGATCAGGATCTGCATCTTTTACCAAAACAATTACAGCCGATGGTGGCGTAAACAGGTTTCCAATCAAACGATATGGAAAGAATTTTGAAATTGAATTAACCACTCCATCGAGTACAAATGCTTTCTCGGTGGAACGAATGAGAATAGAAACGGAGTAAGTTATGGATCCCATGACCATGATGATGATTGCCCAGGGTGCTGTGAAAGCAGGGCAATCTGGATCACGATTATTAAAACCAAAGTTTGGCAGTACAGCCTATGGTAGACTGTTAAACCAAAGAAGAACCCAGGGTAACCTGACTCCTGGACAGGAATCTCTTGCTCTTGGAAGGACAGCCGAAACAGCCACAAAACAGGCAAATTTGGCAAATAAACGCTACATGGGATCGATGATCAATAAAGGATTGCAAGGTAGCGTATCAGCCCAGAGAGGGTTAAGAGAAGCTGAAGCGGATGTAAGAAGAACTGTAGCTGATACAGGTAAAGATATTTATCAAAGCGAAGAAAAAGCAAAGTCTCAAGCAAAGTTGGATTACGCCAGGGCAATGGATCAGGATAAAGCAGAGCGTAGACAGGCATTAATAGGTACTGTAGGTGCAATAGGTGAAACTGCATTAAAAGCAGGAGCAACAGAATATGGTGCAAGGGTAGGAAAACAACAAGCCCAAGATCAAGCATATACAGATGCTATGAAAAAATATGGATATGCTAAAGCATTTCAAACTCCATCAGGAGAAACAAGATATCAGGGAGGTGGATTTGATCCAGAGACTGGAGAAGCAAGAGGTTCATTAACATTAGATGATAAACGAGCAGTAGAGGTGTATGCTCAAAAAGCGAATATTAAAAACAGTACAGCAGTTAGCGATACTTTTGAATCGTTTTTATCTGGCGAAACTAAACCTGATAAATTTGTGGAAAAAATGGAAAGTCTTGGTTTATCTCAAGAACAAATTATTGAATTAATGAAACAGTTGAGCCAATAATGAGCAATCCACAAAACAAATTAAAATTTCAGGCAGTATTAGATGTGCTTGAAGCAAGAGATAAAAAACAAAAAACAGATACTTTAAAAGCAAAAAGAACCTATGCTGAAGAGATTCAAAAATCATCTCCTGAATACAAGGCAACAAAGGCAAAGGAAGCAGAAACAAAAAGGATCAAGGCAGATACAAACTTAAAGAAAGCCAAAAAAGAAGCCAAAGGACCAACCCCACAGGAAGATATGCTTCGATTTGGTCAACAACAAAAGAAGTTTAGAGATCTTGCTTATAAAGAACGAGTATTGACAGAAACAGATGAAAAAGGTACTGAAGATAAAAGCGATGATGAAACAACGGTATCTATGCAGTATATACCAAGAGAAGGAGGAGCAATATTTAAACAACAGGTAGAAGCCTATGGTGATAGTTTAAAGTTAGCAGAATTAGCACAGCAATATGGGAGACGAACTCCTGATGTAAGAAAAATTGATAGGAATCAAAAAGAAATAGAAAAAGAACGAACTCGTATTGCTGGTGAAAAATGGAAGCAATTAATGACACAAAAACTGCCTTTGCGACCTGGAGCAGATGGAACATATTCACAATTCCAGGATACATACTCACAAGTTACAGATCAGGAAAAATATGAGATGGCAAACGATATTGCAAACGAAGAATTAGTTAAAAAATATGGCAAAGGAATTATCCCATTATTAACAGCATTGAAAAATAGATAATGGCAGATCCCTTTAACCCACAACCACAGCGTAATACTTTAGACGATATACTGGACCAGGCATTTACTGACCTGGATCCC